GGTCTAATGCAGGAAGCATGTCTTCTGCTCATTACACTAAAATAGAAGGAATAGAAGCTTCGGCTACTGCTGATCAATCAGCTACGGAAATAAAGAGTTCTTACGAATCTAATTCAGATACCAACGCTTACACAGATGCAGAGAAAACAAAGCTCTCTGGAATTGAAACCAGCGCAACCGCCGATCAATCTTCTAGCGAAATCAAGTCTCTTTACGAAAGCAATAGCAATACCAATGCAATTACCGATACAGAGAAAACAAATATTGGAACAATTACGAATAAGCAACCACTGGCTAATCAGCTAACGACCCTTACAGGGATGGTTCAGGCAACGGCAAGCAAATTAGCTGAAAATCAAATTTTAACGGCTGATATTGATGATATTAACCAGATTGATGGACTAACAAAACAAATGGGTACGAGTTTATCTGACACAGATAGTTCTTTCCCTACCTCTAAAGCTGTAGTTAATTATGTCGCTGCACAGATTGCGCCTATTGGTGGTCTTGAAGTTATAGCTAATGATCAATCGTTTCCTAATACACAGCCTGCGTCTGGAGTAGTTATTAGTATTGCTGATGCTGGTGGATTAGCTGTTAGCACAGTGGATAGTGTGGTCAAAAGCACCACAGGAAGAACGTCAGGAGGAACGACAGTAACGATTAATGATATTGCTTCTAACTTCAATAACACAACTGTTGATGCTGGTGTTGCGATGATGGTCAGTTCAACTGGCTCTGGTCACGTTTACGATTATCATAAAGCAACACTTAAAGAAGCTGATCTTTTAAGTCTTAGCGGCGATATAAATGATTTTGGTGAAAGGTATCGTGTCGAGAATACATTACCTGCTGCTAGTAGTGAAACGAACCATGATGGTGATTTGGTCTGGGCTAAAGATGTTGGAAAGATGTATGTCTACAGTGGAGATTATGATGGTACTCCAGTAGGAAGTTTTGGTGAAGTTCAGTCCATTGGTAGTTTCTATATATCAACTTTAAGTCCTGCTTTTAATGGCAGCCTTCAAGATTTCACAATTACAAATGCACCTTCTAGTGCAGAACAAATTCTTTTAGTCATTAACGGTGTAGTACAGAAACCAAACGCAGGAACTTCAACACCGTCAGAAGGGTTTGCGTTAAGTGGAAGCACAGTAAAACTTGGTGCAGTACCAGCTAGTACGGATACCTACTTTGCAGTTGTTATTGGATCAACAGTAAATATTGGAACTCCAAGTGACAACACAGTAGACACAGACATATTGATGAGTGGAGCCGTAACTGATGCAAAGGTCAACGCCTCTGCTGCGATAGCACAATCAAAGCTAGCCTTATCAATTACTAATTCTGAAGTTAATGCTTCTGCTGCAATAGCAGGAACAAAGATTTCTCCTACGTTTACTTCAAATGTAACGATAGAAAATGAGGAACCAAAACTTTTATTAACTGACTCAGGACAAAACCCTGACTATACAATATCAAATATAAATGGAACTTTTAAAGTAACGAGTTCTGATGGGGGTGGTACAGATAAAATAAAAGTTAATACAGATGGTTCTGTTGATATAACAGGGAATCTTGATTGCGAATCTGGTGTTGACGTGACTGGAGACATCACAGTTTCAGGAACAGTTGATGGAGTTGATATTGCAGGGTTTTTAACAGGCTCAACCAATAATCAAATTACAACCGTTACAGGTGCAAACGCTATTCAAGGCGAGGCAAATCTTACCTTTGATGGGTCAACTTTAGATTTTAATCAAGGTAATAATAGTAATAATACTGCTAATGGAAATATTGATTTTTCTAATAGTGATACTGATCAAGTAGCAAGAATCACTGGATATACAGGAAGTAGTAGTGATGATGGAAACTTAAGATTTTATACCAAGAATGGAGGAACAGAAACAGAAGCATTAAGGATTAGCGAACACGCAACGCCTAAACTACAAATGTTAGGCGGAGAGACAGAGATCGTTTCAAGTGCTTCAGATGGTTCTTTAACTCTTAAAGCCGACCCCGGACAAAATAGATCTGCTTCCTCTGTAATGTTTGATGTTGACGCTACAGTGAGAGGTCGATTCACTTCCGATGGTTTATGTTTTAATTCTGATACGGCGGCGGCGAATGCTCTTTCAGATTATGAAGAGGGAACTTGGACTATTACTGATCTAACGGGTGACGCTGTAACTTTTACCAGTCAATCTTGTACCTACACAAAAGTAGGAAGATTAGTCTTCGTTGTAGCAAAGTTTAATTTCCCTAATTCTGGACTTACTGGGACTGCAATGAAAATGGGAGGAATACCTTTTCCTATTAGTGGTCATGCTTCTGGAGTAGTTACTAAAGCCGCAGATATTACTAGTGGTGCGGGGTATGCAAATGGTGTGCAGATGCATATTAATTCAACTGGAATTCATGCAGTTGGTGACGGTGCTTTAAAAATAGGAGCATTCGGTAATAGTCAATTTCAAAATAGAAATGTTGTCTTTTCAGTTACTTATCAAACAACATAATGAGATTAGACCGTTAGCAAGTCTATAAACTACGCACCATTTAAACCTATTTAGCTCGGAGAGCTTCCTTAAAAATGGCAATTACAAAAACACAAGAGAACGACAAGATTGAAGTCGTTAATAAGTGGAACATTCAAGTAAGAACTGCAACCGTCATCAAAGAAGATGGTGTAGAACTGACTCGTAGTTTCCATCGTAAAGTATTAACACCGGGAGCACTTAAAGGTGGCGATGGTGCAGATAAAGACACCCTAGTTGAAACTGATTTGAGTGGTGAAGACGCTGATGTAAAAGCTATTGCGGAAGCAGCGTGGACATCTCAAGTAAAAACCGACTACACCGCTTTCTTAGTCGCTAACAAATCTACAACTCCTTAATTATCAATGGCATTAACTACAGTAAACTCAGGCGGCATTAAAGACGATTCTATAGTTAATGCCGATATTAAAAGCGATGCTGCGATTGCTCTTAGTAAATTAGCATCTACACCGGCAGTATTAACAGGCTCAACCAATAACACCATTACAACCGTTACAGGTGCAAACGCTATTCAAGGTGAGGCAAATCTTACCTTTGATGGGACATCATTAAAACTTGGTCAAACGCAATCAAAAATTAATCTAAATACAAGCGACGCTTCAGATGATAAATTTTTATCTATTAATGGTGGTGGAGATGCTTCCCAAAGTAGAGGTGCTGGAATAACTTTTTATGGTAATGAAGTTGGTAGTAATGAAGGTAGACTTTGGATAGGAGCAGGTAATTCTGGTAGTGCAAATGGTTTTATTAATTTTAATACTGCTGGCTTAGAGAGAGTCCGCATCGATTCGAGTGGTTCTTTGCTGTTGGGAACGACTTCTAGCAAAGATGTAGGTTTTACGCATAAATTACAACTTGAAGGTACATCAACTGCACCACATAGTTTTAGCATTATTGCTAATCGTGCTGATGCACATGCGGCTCATATTGATATAGCAAAATCAAGAGGTGCATCAGTAGGAAGCAATACTGTAGTTCAAGATGATGATTATCTTGGACATATAGTTTTTAGAGGTGCAGACGGAACTGATTTAGCAAGCTCTGGAGCACAAATATCGGCTGCTGTAGATGGAACACCAGGATCAAATGATATGCCTGGAAGACTTGAATTTAAAACAACTGCTGATGGTGCAGCTTCGCCAACAGAGAGAATGCGTATCGATTCGGGTGGAAGATTATTAACTTCAGGACAAACAACATCCGTTGCCGATTCAAGTAATTTACATGCTCACATACAATCTCATAGTGCAGATGGTAATGCTTTAAGTATTGGTAGATATTCAGCTAATGCTTGGGATCCCTATATAAGTTTTTTCAAGAGTCGAAACGCTACGATAGGTAGTAATGGAACTATAGTTCAAGACGGTGATACTCTTGGAAGAATTAGCTGGTATGGTGCAACTGGGAGTGCATGGGATCATGCTGCATATCACGCAGTAAAAGTAGATGGAACGCCTGGTGCTAGTAATGATATGCCTGTTAGATATGACTGGCATAATCAAGCAGATGGACAACAACATCCTGCTCATACTATGTCTCTTAGAGCAAGTGGAGACTTAGAAGTTAAAACTGGAAATTTAGTAATAGGTACATCAGGTAAAGGTATTGACTTTAGTGCTAACTCTCATGCAACTGGAATGACAAGTGAGACGTTGGACTCGTATGAAGAAGGTACATGGACTCCTAGTATATCGTTTAATGACGGAACTACAGGTATTACTTATGACACAGCAGGAGCAGATGCTACTGGAGGAACCTACACTAAAATAGGTAGACAAGTTACTGTACATGGCACTATAAAACTTACATCTAAAGGTAGTTCAACAGGAGATGCGAGAATACATGGATTACCTTTTACATCAAGTGGAGATGATAATAACAGAGGTTCAGGTTCCGTTGGATATATATATAATATGGCTCTAAGTGGTCCTCTGTTGATTTTAGAAGAAAGAGGCGGTAATACCAAATTCTATTTAAGACAAATCGCTAGTGATTGGGATGATTCCACTACTTTAACCAACAGTAATTTTACTGATACTTCACGTTGGTTCTTTACCTTGACTTATAACACCTAGACCGTTAGCACGTCTCTAAACTACAGCTATTAATTAACAACCACGACTAAAAATGTCAATTTCTAAAGAAGAAAAACTTACTAAACTTGCTGATGAAAAGAAGCAATTAGAGACTCAATTTAATGCTGCTCAATCTGCACAAGTTCAACTTAAAGAGCGTTATGCAATTTTAACTGGTGAAGAAAACGCTGTTAAAGCTACACCAGATGGAACACAGTTTGAAGAAGTAGTTCCTGCACCAGTGGAAAATGCTGGCTAAATATCTACGATGATGTAATACTCACTAGTAGTTATTGCTTTTTCATGGTTAGAAAGATAATAGATGCTTGTGCAGTAGTTGGTCTTCTAGTGAGCGGAAGTCTTGCTGTGGGTTCTTTCATGCTATTTAAGTATGTCCAGAGTCCTCAGTTTGAGCTAAAGGTAAAGAACAAATTAATGGGAGATATACAAAAGAAATTACCAAAGACTATTGAAAAAACATTACCATCAACAACAGGTTTAGGAATACCTATGTAATGGAATATTTACCAGCCATAGCAGGGGCATTAGCTTCTGCTGTTGTTCTTGCTATTAATCGTAGACAAAAAGATATAAGAGAACTCTTTCATAGAGTGAATAAATGTGAGCTAGAGATTGCTCGTTTAAAAGCAAAAGATGGAAGTTCCTGAAATACCGGAGATACATATTCCTGAAGTTTATGTACCTGATGTTCCTTTATCTCCTGTCTTAACGATTGCTGTTCCTGGATGTACCTACACCCATCGAGATTTAAAAAATACTGGTAACTATAATCTCTTACTGGCAGATCCGAGCGCTGTAGGTGCCTCTTGTGCTGGAGAGATCCCTCATTTCTATCCAATGACATACGAGCTTGACAAGCTTGTATTAATAGAAGAAGCGCCAGTTAATTCGTCTCAACCAGACACGCCAAAGGTGGCGCAGGAGACACCAGAGATACCAAAGAAGCAAGAAGAAGATACTTTTAAGCCTTGTCCTGGGCCTAATGATCAACGGGTAGGCGATTATAGAAACGAAAAAAAATTAGAGAGAGTGATTGGCCATAAAGAAACTATCACTGGAGACTGCCAAACTTTATATGAAGATGTTCAATGGGTGGAGCAATGGCTCCCCACTCCAGCCCTTGCGGTCAATACTGCGGCAATAGCATTAATAGCCGCCACTTCACCTCTCATAATCTCTGCAATAAAGCCTTTAGTAAAAAACTTAGTGAAGAAACTTACTTCTCGGAAGAAGAAAGAGAATGAACGTGAGGCTTCACCTGACCAGGGGGAATAGTTACTTTTATCCCTTCACAACTAACAGCATATTTCCCTGTAAATACTGCTCCCAATTTGGCCTGCTCCGTACAAATGCGAAGTCTTTTCAGTTCTATTTCTAGTCGTGTTGAAGTAATTAATAACTGCTGCGCTTTTATATTTGTTTTGACTGCTGAATGGCACAAGTCAACCCCTCGTCCCAATGGAATATTCAGTTGTATAGCGCCGCCGAAATTCAAATTATAATTGTCCTTCTCAAAGCGAGGTAACTCAGTGTGGTATTTCACGGCTCCAGTGTCTTCGTCATATACAGGCGAAATAGTTTTATCGGTAAAAGGTAAGGCGTAAGAATGTGTTTTTGAAATGAAGGGGCTGATAGTGAGACTAGGAGATACACATTGGATACCTTGTGAATACCTGGAAGTTGGCCACATACCTGGGGTAATCATTGTGGCATTGTTGTTAACGACCCCTTGACTTGTACTTTGTGGACTGCTGACTGTGGTGTTACTCCAAGCGATCTGAGGGATATTTAATAATATAAATAAGCCTACATTCCAAAAATACTTGTACTCTCTGATTGGGTTGAGGTTTGTATTTGTCTCTGAATTATTGTTATTGTATCGAGTCCAGGATTTTCTATTGAAGTAACGAGACTGAAGGATTGACCTTCGTTGACCACCTCGAACTGAGGGACGGCTTCTAGTGAAGGTGCTACCCAATTGTAATTAACTCCATTGGTCGTTTGTGTTGCTGTAAGAGTGTTAGTAGGGTTGATTGCTGAACCAGAGATAGGTTTAACGTTGTGGCCACTTGCAGAAAACGAAAATCCCTGGTCGAACTGGTAACTCGTAATCGTCTCATTTATCAAGGTTTCACTGCTGCTCGTCTGATTAAGCTGTCCAGATCTGAACTGGGGAACGACAGGCTGTGACAGGGCTTTGGCGGGTAATATGATTAATAATAGCAGTAAACATTTAGTCAATTGTTATAGACATCGTACTACTTGCGGTACAGCCAGAACCACTGCCAAAAGCACCTGAGCAAGTATGGACCCCACTAGACAAAGACGTAATCACGCCAGAGCCTAATGTGCCTCCACTTCCTACCGTGGTAGTTCCCGATAGATGAGGCAAACTTGCTATGCCACTACTAGGAGCAACGGCACTGGGAGTAGCATCGCCATATAAAATAGACTCTGATTTTTGAAATGCGCTGCCTGCTGTCGTAACGCTTGTATCTGTATTTACTAAGGCTGGAACCCCATTAGTCAGACTGCCAAGGTTCAATCCTCCGACTCGCCCGCTAACTGCTGAGCCATCAACGGTAATACTAGGGGTCAAATTTGTGCCGCTAATTTGATGAACAGTTGCACCCCTTGTTGTCTGGCTATAGGGCATGTTCACAGAAATGCTGGCAGCAGTGACGAACTTCGCCTCAATATCCGCCAGGGCGGGACTTCCTGTAAGAAGCAGTAGCGTGAGTAGTCGCTTCATTTAATCCCCGAGGTCGTAGTCTTGTTATCTACTATAACTTTATCTTTTTTCTTATTGCCATTCTTTCCTTTTACATTGATTCCAAATTGAGAAAGGGAAGCGCTGAGCAAACCTGCGGCAAAAGTTGTATCGATCTGCCTGACAGTGTTCCCGAAGTACGAAATAGAAATTACTCCGAGCGACCACCCAAGAATAGTCAACTGGACAATACTAGAAAGCCAACCTGAACCACTTTTTTCTTCTTCTTGTTCTTCCATAATTGCTCTACGGTCTTGTAACTATTATCTTAATAGCATATACACCTTTCTTATGCTCCTTTTAGTACGACCAATCCTTTTTGCTTTTCTTAAAAGTGAAGGCACTAAAAAACTAATCATTGATTTATTACATGCTTTAGCTAAGTCAACAGACAATACTCTTGACGATGGTGCAGTTGCCTTGATCGAGCGGAATTTGATTAAGGAAAAGAAATGAAGAAAGAGCTAAGAGACAATATGGATCGTGTGAAATATCAAAATGATCTATTTGAGAAATCAGGCAGATCAGATCCTTCGCATCCTATGACTTGTCTCTTTACTAATCTGCATATTGAAGCTACCAGCGAGCAGGCTCCATTGGAGGAGTCCAAAGAAGTGGCTGCTCAGTAACTGAATCGTATTCTCCTGCCCTTAAGATCCGGGCGCATCTTGCCATCTTTAAAGGGCTAGGGGTTTTCTCTGGAAATTTCTTAGCAACCTTTGCAAAAGTTTCTACAACAATTGCCCATAAGACCATATCGCTAGGGGCGTGAATCCAATTGTCTTTTTTAAACATTGGATTTGCATTACCAATAGTGGGACATCCTGGAAAGTTATCCGCTACATCCCCGACCAGGACTTGCTTATAGAAGTTCATATCTGCTTCTCTATGACTTATCTCAATAACCTCCTCACCGCTCAAGTGAAGGCCAGGAATCGTCTTTAAATCTTTATCACCAGAGACAATAATATCTCCATCATCTGCGATCAATCCAACAACATCATCCGCCTCAACATTAGGGATCTGTTTAACTTCCCAGTTGTCTCGATACCACTCTCTTAAAGTTCCGTACCCTGCTGGCTTTCGATACTTTCTTCTTTGTCCTTTATAGGTAGGCCAAACTCCATACCTGAAATTGTTCTTGTCTCCTATTGCCAGGACTGGAGTGTGATCAGGAGCGAAGCTGACAAACCTTTCGATGTCCTTTTCAATGCCAAACTTAGCCGTTTCTACATCGCAGAAATAACCCCATAATCCATCATTAATTTCGTATTCTTTTTCATTACTGCTGGCATGGCGGTAGGCAATGGTTTCGATGTCGATGATTAGTTTCATTTGATTTCTGCCCTGGTGTGATTTGAACTATCAAGCTTGCTTCTCCAGTGTTTGATTAATGCTTCTAACTCAGTGATTCTTTTCTCTGCGTTTTTGATTTTTTCTTGCAGAGATAAATGTTGTTGGCTTTTCATTAGACAGGCTCCCAGTCGAGAACTATTGCTTTGTGACCACGGCCATATTTATCAATGGCTTGTCTCCAGGCTCCACTTGCCATGTCTGAGACAAAGTACTCATCAAATTTTTCATGGTTAGGAGCGCCGGTGAATAAACGGACTCTGTACCTGTTCATACTGAGATTCGATTTGTAGTTCATTGTCCGTGTAGCTCCAGGATGTAATGAAGTTGGCGAATAGAGCCGTCCCAG